CAATGGCGTACCGTTAACTACTGATTTAAATGGTACATAGGCTGCTAAATTACCTCCGTGTTTGTCGCCTAATTGTTTGGCTGCATAAACTATGTAGTAAGGCTCGGCAATAGTTACCCAATTGGTTTCGTGGTCGCCTGTGCTATTGCTCCAGGCTTCGGCATATTCCATTTGGTAACTGGCGCTTAGGTTGGTATCCCTGTAATTTATTTGTGTGTAGTTGCTTTCATCTTTTGCCCGTAACAGACTTTGTAAGAAGTTTGACAGATCTGCCTTGACCAACCCTGTGCTATCAGGCCTGTTGGTTGATTTGATGGTGTTTTGTTGCCCCGTAATTGGGTCCTGGTAGGTAATGCGGGTTAATACCTTGTAATACTGCTTTAGCTGGTTAATATTTATAAAGCCGCTGGCATTGCTCACATAAGGCGTATCTATAACAATCGTACTTGCCGAAAAGCTTTTAACGGTAAACGCGCCTTTGTATGGCCCTGCATTAATGTAAACCGACTTATCCTTTATCTCATCGGTAAAAGATGTGTTGGCAGCCACTTTAGCCTTGTTGGTAGCCGTATCTAAGGTAACTCCGGTAACTGCGAAATCCTTTCGTTGGTAGGTAAACACAATTGGATTAAAGGCAGCGTTCCAGCGGCTTTTGTTGTTGCCAATAGTAACTGTAGGGTCGCTTATTAAGGTGCTGGTGGTAACCGGTATAGTAACCGATTGGTTAACAGCGCACCCCGCTGTATTATCATCAATAACATAAACTGTTTTTAAACCACCTGATAACCCCGAAAAAGTTGGCGACGATTGAAACGTTACGTTATCCAAACTGTATTGTATAGGGTAGCTCGAACTGGCAACAACAGTTATTTGTGCATCGTGCGCACCGGGAGCCGATTCGGGGGCATTAATGTTAATACGGGTAATGCTTAGATCGCAAATATTAACGGGGGCAGATGGGTTTGGTTCACCAACACCAGTTACCGAGAAGGTGACATATAATTCAACTTCGTTGGTCCCGCTTTCGTATGTTCTTGTTTGCCTTATTATGCCACTATATATCTGTACGGCTTGCCCGGGAACCGTTTGCTGTAAATTTGAGATAATACCTGTTACATCTTTTTTATAATCAACTACCGCATTGTTGCCGTTGGCGGGCTGCCCGGTTGTTGAGTCCAAAATTGATAAATATATATCTGCATAAACTACTTCTAATCCCGGCTCAGGGTAAGTGGTGTATATGTTTGCAGGGGTTATTGAACCTATTAGTCCCATTTTTTGATTTTATTAATTATAGTTTTCGAAATATATAGTTGATAGGCTCAGCGTTAAACTTACCCCGGTAGTGTTTACATCGTACTTGTTGTAAACAGGTACACACTTGGCATTACCACCCGGTTTAATTTTAAAGTATCGGCCATCACCTTCGCGATACTTGGATGCTTTAACCATAAACTCGTTGGCTAAATGCAATGCCTGAGTTATATAGGTTTCATTGTCTGCCGTGTACTGATCAAAATCAGTTTTGAATAAAAACTCCAGTATCACCGTAAAGGCATTATCTACCGAGCCGTTTATATGTGGTGTTACAGTTATGGCTTGCAGCGGCTGCATAAACACGCAGGGGAAAACGGCATCATCAGCCAGTAAATTCAATTCGTTTGTGGTGCCGTATATAAATGTGGGTGTACCTGTAAGGGTTTGCACCACGGCCTCAATTTGGTTGCGTATGGGCATAGGTTTTAATTTTTATCGTTGAGCCTGAAGCAAATCGGCATATCGTTTTTGATACTCGGCTTCGGTTTTATTAAGCAGGAGCTTGGTAAGCATCCTGTCGTAAGGGAGGTTTAGTATTTCCTCCCATTTGGTGACATCGCCGCCGGCTAAAGCATTGACGGTATTAATATATTTGAATCGTTCAAACGCTTGTATTCCTGCCTTCTTCTCCAAAGCTGAAGCAGGCGCTGAAAGTAATTTGTTTTCCGCCTCGATAAGTGCGGATAGCATGAAAAAAAATGGCGGGCTATAGGTAGTGCCTCCGTCACTTTTAGTTTTTTCACTTCGGCATAAAACTCTTCTACCTGGTACTCATTATATTTCTTGCCCGTAACTCTACAAAAAAAGTATTGGCCCAATACCTGGCAGCAGGCTTTTAATGATGGTTTAAACGTTTCCTGCCAACCCTCCTCGCCGTGCTTTTCAATATGTTCTTTTATCTCTTCGGCAATGATATCTCGTGCCGCCATAAACGCTCCGGCAGGTTCAACCGATAGGTTACTGATGACATTAACCGTTACCGGTCTATCTAAAAAGAAGGTTACTATTTTAGGGATATCATCACGGTTATATAGGTGTGTAATTTGGTTAGATAGCGAAAGGATGTATTCGCTAAATATTTGAAAATCGGTAACATCACAAACCGTATTTAACTCGCTCATAGACACGCCCGATAATATACTTATGGCTTCCAGGTCGGTTAGATAAGGCTTTTCCTGCATTTCCATTAACTGCCCTAAGGTAAGTTCATTAATTAGGGTAGGCATCTTTACCATGAGCCGACCTTCGGTTGTTCTTAATTTTTTCTCTATCATGTAAATAAATCTGAGTTTAATGGTTTTATTGTTTCCTCTTTGTAAGGTAGACGCGCTTTGACTGCACCCGATCTGTTGGTTTTTAACTTGTTCAACGCCACATAACGTAGCGGGTCGATCAAATGGTTCCAGGTATCAACCGGCTCGTTCAATGCTTTGCCCGATCTGTCCGTTTTCCATTTATAAATGGCTATCTCTTTACGCAGGTTTATGCTGTTGCGGGTGATGTTAATTTTATAGCGCTTCAATATATCAATGGAGTGTTTAATACTATCCGCTCCTTTCTTGGCCCCGGTGATATTCCAGCCTTTTCTCCTAAGCTCCTCAATGGATTTTGGCTCGGCCGAATCAGCTATGATCTCCGTTTTCTTGCTCACTTTAAGGCTGGTTAGCCGCTTGCTTATATCGGCGTTGGTTAAACCCGTTTCATAAATTAATTCGTTTACCCATAACTCGCCATCTTGTTTATAAACTTCCAGGCAACCGGTTTCATCGTTGGTAAAACCAAAGTCTAGCCCTACTGCTATCAACCGTGCATCAGTGGGTATCTCATGGCATAAGTGCCAGTTATTAAATATGGTACCGGTTAATTTGCCGGTTAATCCCCGCGCATACACCTTCCACAATTCATGGTCCTCATCTTTTAATGCTTCCACTTTATCGCGTATGTTAGGTGCTGCGAAAGGGTTGTGCCTATGGTCGGATATGATCAGCTCTACATTAGGCTGTCCTATAAGCTTTTCATGAACCCAAAACGCTGTATTGGGGTTATAGTCAATGTAGATTTTTTCCTTGGTGCGTAAAGCGAGTTCTGCATAAACATTCCAGGTTATGCCATTGGCTTCGTTGATGAATAAGTAATCTCGCTTCCCGGACTTCGCATCTTGTTCGTCTGCGTAGCTTCTGAACTCGATCACCGTTCCGTTATGAAACTCAAATACCCTATCCGTTTTATTAAAGCTTTTAACTGCCGCCTGTAATTGTATCGAGCTATTATAAATAGCTAACGCATCGCGCAGTGCACCAGCCCTTAAATTGGGTATATCCTGACCGACGATAGTGATTATCTGTTTTTCTTTTTGGCAGGCCAGGCAAAATAATACCTGTTCAATAGCATAGGTTTTACCTGAGCTTGTTCCGCCTTGATTGATAACTATATGCGCGGTTGAGGCATAGTTGCGCTTAAAAAGAATGGTAGCTTCGTAATTGGTAGTCATAGGTAGAATAATTAAAGAGTCACCTCTTTTTCATCGCCGGCAGGTGAGGGGCCGCTTTCTACAATGGTTACTTTCAATATTTTTATAGCCGGTACCACTTGCTTAGTTTCGCCCTTATCCGCCCATCCCAAATTTTTTAAAGCGAAGATTGCTCCGCCAAAAGTGGACTGGTGTAGTTTCTTTTCGTAGATGGCTTCAATACGCAGCCGCGCCTTTTTAAGATTAGCGGAAAATTTCCCCTTGCTTTCGTATCGCTCAAATTGCTCGCGGCTATGGAAGCCAAGGTACAAGGCTAAACCTGTAAGGGTTGCAGGCTTTACATCGTCAGATTTACTGGTAGTTGTTTTTGATGATGTCCGCTTTTTGCTTTCCAACTGTTTAAAAAAAGCATCTATAAGTTTATCCAATTCATCGGCTGATGAAAATTTGGGTAATGTATTTTTCATGATTGTGTTTTGTATGCCGAACGGCATAATCTATATTCAAATATCGCCATAATTATTGTTAATTGCAACTTTTTGCTAAAATTTATAGTAAGGTAATTGAATAGTAATTACTAAGTCAAATAACGTGTTTGTTACCACTTCTTTAGGCGGCGATAGCAGAAAAAGGCTATATTTTGTGTACCTTTGTGCAAATTTTAAAGATATTGATGAAGGTATTTATTGCAGGGCTTCCGCTAGAAGTAGATGAGGCCGAATTAACAGCTGTTTTTGGTGATTTTGGGCCGGTAAAATCACTCAGGATCATTAAAGATCGTGAAACAAAAGAGAGTAAGGGTTTTGGGTTTGTTGAAATGGTTAATGAAGATGAAGCCAAGGAAGCAATTAGATGCATGAATGGCGCAAGCTATTATGGCCGCAGAATAACAGTTAACGTAGCCGAGGATAAAGGTCCTGGTTTTAATGGCGGCGGCAACAAAGGCGGCGGTTTTAGACGTAACTAACATTATATTATTCTTGTTATTTGTAAGCCGGTATTGTCCGGCTTTTTTTTGCGCTGTTCTGTAATTATGATTTAAATGCTATTTGGCATAATTTTTACCAGTCAATAGTCTCCGCCACTTCATTCTCCACCAACTGGGTAAGTATGGTTTTTACTACGGCTTCGCGTGCCCATTGCTGTTCAACTAATGATGCATCTTCACGATACCATCTAACGGGCTCGTTTATTTCGATCTGTGTTTTATAGATGAAGCCTTTTTTTGGATGGATCTTGGTGCCTTCATAACTGTTCAGCTTTTCGTTCCTTATCACTTTGGCAAATTGCTTGGCAGGGATGTCTAATTGCAGGCATTCTTCCAGCGAGTTTTTAAAGTCCTGTTTATCTTCCAGCCATAGGGTTAGGGTGCCATCGTTCATCTCATGGTCGGCTACGCTAATGCGGCTATAATCATAATCTACAGATATGATCATCCACCATAGTTTGTCTTTTAGTTTTTGTGCGATCTTTATCATAATACTTATTTATTTAGTGTTGTAATCAAATTTGGGGTACCAATTGGGTATATATTTTTGTATTTGCGCGATATTGGCCTGGTGCTTTTTACAGGCTTGCTTATAGGCCCGGTACCGTAGTTGGGTTTCGGGGTCATCAATGTTTTGATGATTCTTGTTATCATCGTTATTTAAGGCAGAATAGACTATATGCATAATGGCAGGTTAGGTAATCAATATTTTTCTGTAGATGGTGTTCTGTATACTTCTGTAATTCTTTATTAAAAACAATTTGTTTTTTAATATTATTATAGTAGGTTTGTATGAAGAACAGAACAAATATAAAGAAAAATCTTGATTTGTGTCAAGATAAATCTGTAAAATGTTGATAACTTTATGGAAGCACCTGTAAATCCCGGCAAAATAAAAACCGTCCGCCCAGAGACGTTAGCGTTTATTATATTATATAATCAGCTTAAGGGCCGCGCCTTTAATGGCAACGCCGAACTAGCCGAAGTTTTGGGCTTTAATTCGGCCAGCTCTATTACCGAGATTATTAAGAGCCGCCAAAACATCGACCCTGAAAAATTTAAACTGTTTAAGGAGCATTACCGCCAGTTTATTGACGAACCTGCCTACAAGCCTTATGATACTAATGATATTATATCAAAAGTTGCTGAGGGTATTCCTATGTATGAAATTCCGGCTACAGCATCGGGCGTTGAGGTTTATAATGATATTAATGATATGCAGGCGGTGGGCCGCATGAATTTTCCGGGTATTGAGGATTGTGATTTTGCTTTGCCTGTTTGGGGGCACTCTATGTATCCCTACTTAGAGAATGGTTGCTGGGTGGCGTTAAAGGTTATCAAAGACAAAAAAATCCTGCCCGGCGAGGTTTATTATATTGAATGGGGCGATTACCGGATGTATAAAAGGTTATTGGCCAGTGATAACCCCGATGAGGTTATTGCCCATTCTGACAACACTACCGAAATGGTTGGCGATAAGCTGAAATATGCGCCGTTTGTTATTAAGATTGCTGACATCAAAAAACTTTGCCTGGTTAAGGATATTCATAAAAAGCATAATCATTAATATTCTATTATAATTTGTGCGTAGTTTGTTTATTATTGTATCCAAATGTCTGACGAAGCACTTGTAAAGCGTATTAAGGTTATTGTTAAAGAACATGGCGGGCAACTTGCCTTAGCAGGTGCCATTGGCGTTGACCAGGGATTCATCAGCAAGGTTATTAACCGCAAGCAGGAGGTAAGCTACTATCTAATCCGCAAACTTTGTTTTCAGCTCAAGTATTCGCCCGAGTGGTTGATACTGGGCACCGGTGATAAAAAGATCAACAAACCCGAAACCGCCAAACTGATCACCGAGATACAAATGATGCGCACCGAACTGGATATTTTACATGCCCGTATGCGCGCTTTTGAATTAGAGATCAAAGAATTAAAAGAAGCTCCAGACGCTAAACAGTCGGGTTAA